ACACTGCAAGGGTATGGAGAACTTAAGAGACAAGTACAGAAGATCTATGGATGTACCCGATAACCCGTTTAGAAGACACTATGATGAACTTAAATGTAAGAATGTTGATGAATATTGTGCTCAACATAACATATTTAAAGGAAGTCTGCCATTAATAAAGTACGATGGAAAATTGCCTTCGGTGATGAAATTATGGTAGCAACAATACCAATATATGGCGAACAAAGAGGAGAAATAATAACATCAAACACTAATATGAAGATTTTAATTACCGGCGGAACAGGAAGCTTGGGACATAAACTCGTTCCACACTTCTTAAACCAGGGTTATGAAGTAACCGTCTTGAGCCGCTGTGAAGACAAACAAAGTAGGATGAAGCAACAATATCCTTCTGTTAATTTCATACTCGGAGATATCAGGGACTACAACACCTGTTCAAAGGCGTGTAAAGGACAAGATATAGTAATACACGCTGCTGCATTAAAAAGAATAGAAATAGGTGAAATTAATCCTTGGGAACATGTTATGACTAACATAGTAGGTACTCAGAATATGGTTGAAGCAAGTAAGAGTAGAGGTGTTCCTCAGTTTGTATTTATAAGCACAGATAAAGCCTGTGAGCCCATTAATGTTTATGGAATGTGTAAGGCTATAAGTGAGAGACTTGTTACAAGAGCGGGATATAACTGTGTTAGATATGGTAATGTTAATAACAGTAGAGGGTCTGTTCTTCCTTTTTGGAAGGAAAGAAGGGATTCAGGAATGAAGATTCCTGTAACCAATCCAGACATGACAAGATTTTTAATAGAATTTGAAGGTGGAATAGACTTAATTGAATTAGCTTTGAACGGAGAAATGGCTGGAGATATCTATATCCCTAAGTTAAACGCAGCCAAGATAAGAGATATGGCAGAGCTATTCGGAGAGATTGAGGTTATTGGTGAAAGGCCTGGAGAAAAGCTCAGAGAGGTCCTTATAAACGAAGATGAATTCAGAAACAGAGTAAGTGAATTCCCAACCTATTATGTAATCCACAGAGAAGGTAATGATTGTGATTCAGACAGAAAAGAGTATTCAAGTGAAAATACAACAAGATTAGAGGATGTTACCTTAAAGAAGGCTTTGGAGAAGTTCTTATGAAAGATATATTATCAAGAGAAGCAATTGGTGAAGTATTAGATATGATGTTGGTTGTGGCTAAAAGAGTGGATAGATTAGAAAGAAGAATTAAAGAATTAGAAAAGGATGATATTAATGTGAATATGATTGTACCACATGGTTATGGATTAAACTGGTGTTTAGGTAGTTTAGATGGACATAAATGTCCAATGGGTGAGAAATGCCCTTGTGGTAATGGTTAAAGGAGACCTTATGGATGTTAACTTAACGGGATATCATAGAAGGGTTTTTTCAGGGGAAAGTATATGAATAAGATTTTAATTACAGGAGCTCATGGGACATTAGGAACAGAACTGAGAAAACATTTCCCTGATGCTGTTTGTCCAACAGAAAAAGAGATGGATATAGTAGAATATGAGGAAGTACAATTAATGATACATGTAGAAGAACCAGATATAGTTATTCATTGTGCAGCTATGACAAACGTATCTGAGTGTGAAAAAAACCCATTAAGATGTTATGATATTAACGCAATAGGAACATTTAATATCACTGATGTATGTAATAATTTTAATGCTAAGATGGTTTATATAAGCACAGATCATGTGTTTGATGGAACAAGTACCCTTTATAAAGAGGAAGATACTCCCAACCCTCAAGGTATTTATGCAAGGTCTAAGTTGATGGGTGAGTGGTTTACTTTAACTAACCCAAGGAACTTGGTAATTAGAACCTGTTTTATGAAGGAGTTTCCTTTTGAAAAGGCCTATACAGACAAGTTCTTTAATGCTGAACCGGTGGAACAGATAGCTGAGTGGATAGCTAAAGCTGTTAATGATGATCTAAAAGGTATTTGGCATGTTGCTGGTTTCCGTAAAAGTATATATCATTTCGCAAAGAAGTTGAATCCGTTAGTGAAGCCGATGTTGCTTAAGGATAGACCCTTTAACCCCGATGGAATACCTTACCTTAAAGACCCAAGTATGGATGTGAGTAAATGGATGGAACATTTGGAAAAGTCTTAGTGATAAGTCCTCATGCGGACGATGAAGTATTAGGATGTTTTAGTTTTCTTAATAAGAATACTATAGTTGAAGTGATAAGTGTAAATGAGGATAAAATATATATTAAAAGACCGACACTGGAGACAAGAGTTATGGAAACAAACTCTGTTGCTGAAAGTCTTAAGGTATTATATCGTGTGGATAGTGTGTTCCATGTAAATCGTTATAACCTAAATAAAAATGATATCATTAATGTTATAGAGAAGGAAATAAACATAAACAAACCAGACACCGTGTTGATACCTTTCCCATCATTCAATCAAGATCATCAGACAGTCTATGAAGCCTGTATAGTAGCACTAAGACAGCATGATAAGAATCATTTCGTTAAGAAGGTGTTGATGTATGATGTCTATGACTACACTAAATGGGGAGAGAAACAGATGGATATGAATTATTTTAGAGAGGTTGATATTAAAAAGAAGTTAAAGGCATATGCCTTATACCGGTCACAGGTCAGATCCTATCGTTCACCAAAAGACCTGAAGAGATGGGCAGAGGAGATAGGTAGAAGGTGTAACCTTAAATACGCTGAGGGTTTCAAAATAATTAGATTTGTGGAGTGATAAGATGCCAATAATAAATGAAAAAGAATTAAAAGAATTTAAAAAACATTTCAAGAAGTGTGTAGTTCATGCTTTCTTCCCAAGTAGATGGGAAAGATTTAAATTATGGTTAAGAGGAGTCAGATTTTAATGGGTAACGCAAGTTTCAGTAATTTATTAAAGAAGTATTGTGATAAGATTAAACCGAAGAGTATACTTGAATGGGGTCCAGGAGACTCAACAATAATGATGGCTAAATGGTGTCCAGAAGCAGAGATAATATCAATAGAGCACCAAGAGAAGTGGTTTAATTTTTGGATAGATGAGTTTATAAAAAAAGGGATGGGTGATACAAACGGTTTAGTTTTTTTAAAGGAGGCAAATGAAAACGATAGAGAAAATCCAGATTGGGAACTATATACCCAACCAAATGTTTGTGGTAAGTTTGATTTAATATTTGTAGATGGTAGAGAGAGGGTTAGGTGTATGAAATATGCTAAGAAAGTATTAGCTCCTGGTGGTATAGTTATCTTACATGATGCTCAGAGAGGAGAATATCAGGAAGGTATTGAATTGTTTAAGGTTATAGACAAAACATATGATACGGTGGTGATGAAATGATATGTTCAAAATGTATTCATAAAGATACTTGTGAAGGTTTTGGTGAATTAATTAAATGTACGTATAATCACACAGATAAACGAAGAGAGGAGATAAAATGAGATTAGACCATGTAAATATTGAACCCACTAACAAATGTCAGTTGAATTGTAGGTGGTGTGGAGATAAAAAGACAAGACCAATAGGAGAGATGTCTTTAGAACAATGTAAAAGGATACTTAAAAAAGTTAAAAAGATAAATCCTAATTGTGAGATTAGATTCTTTCTTTCAGGAGATCCCCTGTTACACCCACAGATAACAGACTTCTGTATGTTAGCAAGAGCAATGGACTTTAAGAGGATACTGATTCATAGTAATGGTGTAGGACTTACGAACAAGTTAGCCGAGAAGCTTGTTAAGAACGGACCAACGCATATATCATTTAGCATAGACGGTAAAAACGAAATAGAATACAAACATATAAGGGGCCCGTTCTTCACGAAGGTTATGAATAACATATTCTATTTTTTAATGTACGCAAACAATTCCAAATCAGATATACAAACGACAATACAGACGATAGTTCCTTACCCGGAGGCTAAGGCCATACCCAAACACTTTGAAGTGTTCAGTCCATTTAATATAAATTACTATGTTAGATGGCCCCACAACTGGGATGTTGATGGCAGCATCGAGGAATCACAGCCAGATGAATTTAGAATACCATGCGGTTTCCTTGAAGATACTATATCAATTTATTGGAACGGTGATTGTGCTATCTGTTGCGCTGACCTGAACGGAAAACATATATTGGGTAATATCTTTAAGCACGGGCTCAGCGAATTAATAAAAAGAAGGAACGTATTAGCAGAAAAACAAATAAAGAAAGAATCAGTACCGGTATGTGACGAGTGTGAAAGGTATCTTAACAAAGAAAACCTTTATCACTTCTATCAAAAATAAGATTTAAGAACCTCTTCTTCAGTCCCCATGTAGCTAATACAAGAGCAGTGGGATAGTCATCTCCTCCTGTTTTAGAGGGATGGTATATCTTGGTGAATCCATCTGATCTTTCTTCTCTCTTCATTTCAACCATTTGTTTCTTCATCTTCCTGTGTATTGGTAGGGTTAACTCTCCGCTCTCAAGCAATCTTGTTGTATGGAAGTAAGCATCCTGCTTTGACTTTATACTGAAATTAAATTCCTCCACTGGATAACTGGCTGCTTTCAGGGGATCAGTAATACCACCACCGACAGCAGTAGTGTCTATAATCATCTTCTCAAAGTCCCATATCTTATGCAATCCCTTAAGTACCTTAACTTGGTAGTCAAGAGACTTGCCCTTCATATCAAACAGGTTTACTATGAAATATTTATCTTCTTCTTTAGACGTTCTCCTCTCAAGGATGACACCAACAGCCTCATCATCCCCGAACCTTGCAACATCATACCCAAGGTAGTAGCGGTATTGTGGTATTGGAAACTTCCTATCCGGACAGTCTTCTTTCATTACAGAATTAACAAGCTTCTCACTCCATAGGGTTCCAACCGTCTCCAGGAACACAGCATTATACTCCTGCTCATATTCCATATGGGGTAGTCTCTCAGCTTCCTGTTCTAAGAATAAATCGTCAATTAACGGGGATACCTTCGACGGAAAGCGATATGTACTGAAGTGGGTATCCTTATCCCACATATTACACTCTTTCTTTCTCTCGGCAAGTGCATACCATTCATAGAATTTATTGTTCTGACCGTATGGTGTGCCTATCAGTCTTAGAGATCCCTTCGTTGTTGCAAGCATAGGATTGATAGCAGCCCATGCTTCGTCTTTGACTCTCTGTGCTTCATCTATTGTTATGTCATGTGCGGTGAATCCTCTTATGTTTGAACCGTCTTCTGATATAGGTAGGCAGTAAAGGGCCGAACCGTTGGAGAACTCTATGACAGTTTGTGTCTCCCTTTCAATCATATTATCAAGGGGTATCCTTCTGTCTTTAGGCATCTGTGCGTTCTTGTTTAAGAAGAACTTGATTCTCCTGAATAGAATCTGTGCCTGTCTTTGAACCGGAGCTAATATTAGAACTGTTTGGTCAGCTTTCATTATCGCAGCGAAAAGGGCTCTTAAAGCAGCCATTTCAGTCTTGCCGACCTGACGAGCACATGCCATCAATACCCTGCTGTTCATATCGTTTAAAGGCCCGACCTGATAGTCAAAGGCTTTCCACCCAAAGAACAATTCAGCGAACTCTACCGGACTTAGGGTTTCCTTCTTCTTTGACTTTCCTGATGGCATTTTCAACACACTTCCTCATATCACTTTCTTTTTGAACGGTCTTGGTTCTTGGAACCTTAGCTTCCTTCAAAACTATCCTCTGTGCAAATGTCTCCTCTATATCCTTATTTAATAGATGTCTATAAAGGTCAGCATAAAATTCTGCAAGTAATTCAGTGTTACTCTTGTCTTTCATTAACATCCTCCAAGTTTCTTTCCACCCTTCTTCTTTGAAGGTCTTGGGCTCCTCATTCTCGGTCCTGTTCCATCTCTATCCGGCATATATCACACCTCCTCTAAATACTTAATTGCTTTCTTAGCAGCAGCATCCCATGTCCAGTTACCTATGTTCTTATACTTCTTCTTCTTTGGTTTAAAATGATACAAATTCCTTAAGCGACGCATAAGACTTCTTTCATCTGGTTTCCACCACATACCCACATCCCATGGGCTATACCTTGCTGGTATTTGAGTATATGTTTTAATGAATGGAGCGTTTGAGTCAGCACAGTCACTAAAATAATCACTCTCCCCTGTTAGTGTAGTACCTACAGGTAGTCCACATGCCATAGCCTCAAGTACAGTCATGTTGAAAGCTTCACCGTGGCTTGGGCTTATCAAACAATCACCACTGTTATAAACATCAGCCATTTGTTTATCCAATAGAAAGTCTGTTATGTAATGTATCTTATTGTTTAAGACTAAGTCTTGAACTGGGAACTGTCCGTATGTTGTGTTTATCTTAAACAACAACTTAACATCCTCTTCTTTGAATTCTTCATTGAAGGCTTTGGCAAGGAGATCTGCCCCTTTACGATCACCCTTACCAGTGTAGCCTCCAACAAAAAGGAAGGTATATGGTTTACCAACAGAGCGCTTTTTGAATTTAAAAATATCTGGGTCATATCCATGTGGAACGATTCGAAGCTTGTCTTCAATAATATTATTATCAACAGCTATATCATATACATAGTTTGAAGGAACCCAAATCTGTTTGAACCTGTCATCATTACATTCTTTCACCAATCTCTCCGGTAGTCGTGAGGATTCCAATGCGAGATTCCCTATGAGTTTTTTGTCCCCGGAGAAGCGTCCGACATCGTCAAATAGAGGACGGATGAAGATTACATCGTCGCTATGAGCTTGGATGTTTGATTTAAGAAGGGGATAGCACTTTTCAGGTAAATAACCACCTGTTTGGCTATACGGTAGAGCAACTTCTACACCATTACGATTAATTTCATAGGCTAATTCTCTTATAGCTTTTGAATATCCACTGAACCCATGAGCATTACTTACGGGTACGAATCTCATTGTCTAATACCTCCTTCATTCTCTGATCGTTCTGAAATATTATATTACGTAAATCTGGTTGGTCTCTACCACCACCACTCGGTGCACCGAAGTGCCAACACACAGCATTGGGTTCGTAATAGTTCTCGTATCCATGTAACTTGAAGCGATAGCTATACACAGTCTCTTCCCTGAATCCTGTTCTTCCGAAAGCCTCTGGGTGTCTAAGTTTCTTAGCTATCTCGTTACGGTACATCATAGTGCTTCTTATATGGTCTGCTGGTATCTTCTTTTTCTCTGTGTTACAGAAGTATACTGAATTATCTGTTAGGTCATACCACTTAGTAACTAAATTAAAGCGTTCTGGTTCAGGTTGGTATTGCTTTTCATCATGCAGAAATGGTACTATACCACCAACACATCCTGCTTTCTTATCGTCCTTGATAACATTATAGAGTCTCTCTAAGTAGTCTGGTTCACATATGGAGTCGTCATCTATCCTAACCCCGAACTCACAGTCATCCATATCAAGAGATATATTCCTAAGCATACCTATATCCCTCTCTGGATATCTCACAACCTTAACACGGTGTCCCTCATTGGTTAGTCTTGTTAAGAGAGACTTGATATAGAATACATCCGTTACTGCCTTGTCACCATTGTCTACTAAGAATAAATCCCAGTTTTGAATTGTCTGTAGCCTCAGCGTAGTGAGCAACATACCCAAATACTCTGGTCTGTTACGGGTAATTAATTGTACTCCTATTCTATTTGGAATGAGTTTTGTTCTCTCGAAGTTATAACATCCCCATGTAGATTCATCATTACCTATATGTTTTATTAGTCCTGGTATGCAGAGTACCTTTTCTCCTTTTTGTTTAAGCGAAGCTTTAGACTCAGGAAACTTACCTTCAGGATGACCCATCAACCACCAATCAACCATAGAGCCCTGTCCTGGTTTAGGTGCAGCTATTCCTGGAGTAAGCTCTGGTATCGCTCCAAACTCTTTCCATCTTTCTGTTGAAGCAAATAGATGTGTAGCTCTACAACTCTCTTTAATTAATATTCCATCATTATCTGTATTAATTATTCTATGTTCCGGTGCATCGTGTCCGGTTATAAAACCTATTTTATATTTAGAATCGTCACATAACTTCTTTTCAAAATTAAACCACTCAGTTCCAGAACTAATATGTGCTGAAAGGATATTCCACTCCTCTACACATTTATCTAACCATCCCTTCTCGAACTCAACATCATCTTGAACGTAACATATATAATCAACTGGTGGGTCAAGTGTTGGTTTAGAAGCATCTTCTAATAATTTATTTAAGGTATATCTTAAACCCATGTTCTTTTTATTTGAATCAATCCAAGTGACATTATCATTTTGATAAACCATAGCGACTGTTCCGTCTGTGGAATTATCATCTCTAACAAATATATGTTCTGGTTTAATTTTATCAAAGGATTTGAATAGAGAGGTTAAAGTCCTCTTAAGAAGTTCTTTCCTGTTATATGTTGAAATGATTATGGCTACTTTAGGTTTCATTGTCTCTCCCTGAAGTTCTTACGCTTACGTTACCAGTTATCCATATCATTTAACCACCTCTAATACAACAACCACTACCGGAGCAGACAGAGAGTATGGTATTATAATATGTGAAAACTGTCCATTTATCAGACACACCCTCGTTGGACATTATGCTTAATATGGTCTTGGCTATGTTATATGATGTATCGCCGCCACCAGAAAAAACGTTCACCTTAAACCACCAATCATAGTAAACCAGTTACCTTTCTTATAATATGTTGTGAAATTAATCTTTGGAAACATTTCAACAATATCTTTGAGTGTGAAGAACTGTCCGCATGTAATCACTAACTTACCATTAGATTTCATAAGATTGTAGACATTATTAGATATATCTTTCCAGTTGTTAGGATGAACATAATAAAGAACCTCATTTATTAAAACCACATCAAATTTTCTAACCCTCAGTGGTTTTGTTATGTCATGCACGAAAAAATTAACTCCAGGACATATATCTATTGCTCTATCAATAGCTGTAGGTGATATATCACAAGCCCACATCTTCTTTATTTTTCTTTTATATAGTTTAGTAAAAACACCTTCCCCACAACCCAAATCTATCCCTGTTTTTGCTTCCGGTAACAAATCATAGATTGTCTGTGCTTTTTCCATTTCTTCCTCCTTTTTTGAAACTCGCCATGGGTCTGGCTGTGTTTGATACCATTCGTCTGGTGTCATCTCCAGTTCCCATTTGGATTTAGCTCCATCTCTTGGCATTATAACCCCATTACTTTCGGGTGTTGTCCTAAATAAGGCACTGTGGGTACAACGCCCTTAGCTATATGCTCACCGTCTATAAGCCTTTGACCCTTACCACGCTGCTTCTCTACACCACGACACTTGCCGTAATGAAAAAGATTTATAAGAGTAGTCTTAGCCACGACACCGTTCCAATACCCACCGTGTTCGTGATTCGCTATCACCGGATCACCCATCTTAGTATTGCAGATATTATAGTGGGTTTTACCTCTAAACTCTTCATTACCTGTATATTTAAACAGCCGTCTCGCTGTCCAATATATTCCAGTTGGACCTTCACCCCAATCAAAACCAGCATAAAGCGTCCTGTAATTATAAACGAAATCTGGGAACCTAACATCAGATGCGAACACCCCATGACCATCGAGGAAGTTGCAATACTTCTTAATATATTTATCCCTGAGCTCAAACAATATCTCATCTGGATTAACGTACATACACCACCCCTTCGGGACACGTTTGAGGTTTTTATTCATTATCTTAGATAGGTCTCCTTTGATTCCTGACTCGATATAGTCTACGTTATGTTCTTTAAGAATTTTAATGGTGTCATCAGTGCTACCATTATCTAAAGCATATACACCATCTACTTGGTTTTCTGTAGCCTTGAGACATTTATCAAGATAGTCATCACAATTATATGTCAATAGTATTAGGTTTAAAGGAATCTCCTTTTCATCCTTATCATCACCACCGATAATATTATATAACCGGTTAAATCTATCGGTCCATCGTCCTATTACAAATGTCATTCTTTCTCAAATATCTCCCCGAACTCCAACAATTCGTTCCACATTCTAACTATCTTTTCCCAATTATAATGTTCGAGCACAAACTTCCTGCCACGCTCACTGTATTTTTTCCTTAGTTGTTTGTTCTTATAGAGCTTTTCAAACTTCTTCACCATATCGTCTTTGTCGGCAAGAGCCCTATGTGTGTTTAGTTGCCCTACTATGTAGGGAAAACTTCCAGATAATTTAACTCTCTCACCACGATCATCACCAAGGAGCTCCTCTGCTGTGGTATAATCTGTGCATATGTTTGGAATACCAGCAGCCATACTCTCTATTATAGGTAAACCAAAACCCTCACCAGTAGTTGAGAGGGCATGCACATCCATGGTATTGTATGCTAAGTTTATCGTAAACTCAGGAACACCGAGACTGAATCTCTTCATACCATATGAAATCTTATCGGTTATGCCATACTGTTTCGCCAAATCATTTAGGTTTGTTCCCTGCGGGTCTGCTGGATCACAGTGCATTAGAAGTTTAACATTATCCTTGTTTTCTGCAAACTCTGAGAAGGATTTCAATAAAACGGGTATGTTTTTTCTGCTCTGGTTTCTTGCTACAGAGCCAACGACAAAAGTATCTTCGTCCCATCCATTACTCTTTCGAACATTATCTATCATGTCCTTTGGAAGAGGCCTGTAGATGTTTGTATCCACACCATGTGGTATATAATGTGAATCGAGTCCTGTGCCTTTCTTAAGTACCTTCTGACTCCATTTAGCCATAGCCACCCTTATATCCATCTCTCTCATAACTCCCTCAGCACCATCATACACATCCTTTGAATCGAATGGGAAATAGAACAGCGTTTTACCATGTAACGTCTTAGCTCTTGATAATGGTTTGCCGTCCTTGGCTCTCTTTTCACACAACCACCTAATCATAAAACTGTCGCATAGAAAAGCTGTTATATCGGGTTTAACCATATCATTATAGAACTCAACAGAACCATGATTACCATAGGATTCGTTTGGATGTAGGCTATGATATATTTTGTAAGCTGATATCATCCTGTCGCTTATAACAAGATCCATGGGAAACCCGACATTTTGAAATGATAAATTATGGATATCAAATCCAGATTTAAATAGTCTGGAAAGAAGGTTCCTCGATACCTGAGAATAGCCGGTTGGTAGAAGCCAAGAATCAGAGCACCAGAGAATCCTTTTACTCATTCCTTACCACCTTTTGCAGGCTTCTTAGTTTTCTTTGGTGGGAAATCTATAATTTCCTCTGACCCAACTCCGCTACATTTATCAAATCCTCTAAGAGCTTTCACATACTCATACACAGTATCTGTTACAGGATATACCTTTCCTTTTTTAAACTCAAGGCCGTGGGCCCTGAAAACCTCGTCTTCTCTTATTCTGTTAGTACCTCTATAAAATATCCATTTATTCATGCAATTTCCTCCAATTTATTCCACATATTTCTCAAACTATCAACCTTACCTGGCATATTATCCAGTATGTTTTGTGAATAATTTATTATCATATTATAGATTCTTGGGTAGTGTTTGAGCCCCCTATAAGATTCTCTTTTGAGACCGAACTTCTCTCTACCGGCTCCTTTGAGCTCAATAAGACTATTATAATTACCCTTGAAATCGAAACCGTGTATCTGTGAAGATATATAAAGAACGACCAAAGCAAGGTTTGATGGCTTCATTGTCTTGGAGTGCCAAAACAACTTATCCATATTGAGGTCAAAAAGAATTCGTTTAGCGTCTAAATAAACCCTGTCTGGAACAGCAGGCTTATATATATCAAGCCACATACCTATAATTTCTATAGTATCTAAAAATGTTTTGCTCCTAATAAACAATTCGTTATTAGAATCGTCGTGAAAATATTTCCATTCCTTTATCTGGAAACAGTTTTTAATATATTCCTTATCTGGTGGTGTGGTCAGAAGAGAGCCTATATCAAGCATTGTTTTATATATAGACCTACATCTATTTAAATGTTATATAAAATTCAGTCTTTCATCGAGCCTACTCTTTGGCCCTCGAAACAACATCTGCTGCTCCTTCAACGAATAGGTATCCAAATATTAGTGCAACAATTGTTTGAGTTGCTGTCAACGGGTCTATGCTCTCTGTTAGAGCTCCACCAATAGCAACCAAGCAACCGCCTAACGTTGCGAGGAACTTTCTACTTGTCCATTTAGACATTATAATTTATTATTTCTTCTGAAGAGAAAACTCAATACCAAGTTTCTTCAAGAAGTAAATACCACCAACAGCTACAACACCTATTGTTAATAGTGTATCAAGTGAAGCACCAGCTACACTTTGTCCCAAAAGAGACTGTGTAACGTCGTTGACAGAGTTCATTACTATTCCAAGGAATCCCATAATGTCACCTCCATAGTGCAACTTTGCTGTTGTGTTATATAAGTATATCGTTATTTAACATACATCTATATAAAGGTTTTGTCTTACCATACACCGATTGCCTTTAATGTACCGAGTATCCCGATTGTGAGGATACCACCATACGCCAACCACATACGCTTTTCAACCAAACCAATACGTTTTCCCATTACACCAGAACCCTTTTCTTGTCGTTCCACAGTACCATTAAGTGTCTTAAGGTGTCCTTCAACACCAGCAACACTAACCTTTATATCTGTTATGCTGTCTGTTATCTTATCGAGTTTGGATTCTACCCGTGATATGGTGCTCTCGCTCATTGTTTGCTCCACAGCTTTCGGATACTCTTCATCTTGTCTTTGTTTTCATCCTTGCTTGGTTTTTTATATTTGTTTTTTACCATCTTTAATCTTTCCTTGATATGTTTGATTTGCCACACCCCAATCTGCGTAGTAAGGAGAATCCTTCCACCTTTTCGGGTGAGCGGGTTTATTGTTAATGGTTGTCTCGAAAACGTACCATAAGTCATCTTCCATCTGTGCAACCGGATAACTATGACCGAACCGTGTGTTATCATCCTTGAAATAACCACAGGCATTAAATACTCTATCACACGGAATCCCTGCTAATTTACAGAGGATAACAAAAAGAACAGTGCCGTCCTCGCAGTCTCCCCATTTCCTATAATATGTAGTTGCTGGGAACTGCCAAGCGTCACCATAATCATAAACATATTTTAGTTTGGTAGTAACAAAGTACCATATCTGTTTTAATCTGTTATTAAGAGAAAGTGTTCTCCATCCCTCACTTTCAACCAAATCCTCAAGAACCTTGGAAGAAGCGTATATGTCTTGTGGTTTTAGGGATATGGTATATGGTTTTCCGGTTGTTGATAAATAACGAATTGGTGGTGGGTATGCTGTTTCTGTTTGATCCAACCATGAAGGTGCTGGTGAATCGGGTCTGGTAAGTACCTTTATCTCTTCTTCTCGTGTTTCGAGTTTAAGCGAAAGCTTACCAATCTCATTATGAAAACTAAAATTTATCTGCTCTAAGTCTGCTATTCTTTCTTTATAACACTTACAAAAAATGTTTCTAAGGAAGTCTAACATAACATCACCATAAAGGAACTATATTAACAGGTTTGTATCCCCAATCATATATATTTATTCCAGCAGATCCGGTTGAAGCACTCGATGTCCCATGAATGGCTATTGATGCGGGGCCAACACCACGGATGCTTTCCTTTATTATCCCAGGAGAAACTGCTGCTGTAGAGAAGGTAGAACCGTTAGTAGAATCCCACCAAGCACCATTTACAAAGGCCCTGAAACAAGATGATCCAGTACCATTGGGAGCATGAGATACACTACTTTGAAGGTGTATTGCCCAGCTTGCTGTAGCTGGTATATCTGTTGCTGTTAAAAACGAATGTGATAATGATTGTGCTTCTGATGCCTGAGAACCCAACTCCCTGTAATCTGTAGCTGATGTTCCACTACCATACACATACCATATGGCAGCCGCAATCTCAACAGAGCCAAGTTTAACAAACTCATCTGAAGCATGAAGCCTCAGTGTTGTGTGACTAATCACACTATTTAACTCAGTGGAAATCAAACTTCCACCATCAACCCATGGATAACCTACTATACTCATATTAACACCCCGATATATTTAATCTCACTATAGCCTGTAATTCAATATTATCTGCTTTCCAGAAACCAGTAAAATCACTCCTACTAAACATGCTACCAGTATTAGCGGTAGCGTTATCATCAAAGAGCCCCATCTCTCGTATATAACATGGTTGTTCTGTTGGTTTTGTGGATGACACTACAGACTCAAACTCAATATAACCAGCCCCCGATGAAGTGGAAGTAAGAGTGTGTCTTGAACTTTGGTATTCAGAACCAAGAGAAGTATCTGCGGCTGTGGGAGTTGTCCCATCGCTTCCTATAGCTATATATGTCGGAACTCCAGGACTTTGATTACCTAAGAAATTCCTAACCGTTTCCACACCAATATCAGTGAACGTCATATCCACACCACTTGCTAAATCGCCCCAAGCACCTTTGGAATTTCCTAAAAATGGTTGACTACCAGCCGCAACCGAAGCAGCACTATAACCCAACCAACCAAGCCCTCCAAGATGTCCTAATATGAATGTGCTTCCAAGGCTTCTGCTTAAAATATTACATGATCCTATACTTATAGCTATCGTCTCTTCACGAAGCTTGAACCATGAAACTCCGCTACCAGCAGCCTGTGGATTTCCAAGCATAGCCTTAACGAAATCAACGTCTTGGCTCTGTTGACCTAATATCTTTCCTATTTCTGTCATAAGTTATCAAAGGCCGTGTCTTCGTCCTCCTCCAAATCCAGAGTTGTAATCCAACCCTGTTTAGCCGAAAAGTTATGTCTGATATTAGTTAATCGAAGATTATAATTATCGTTTCCATCCTTGAATATATAATTTCTCATTTGAACCTTATAAACACTCCCCTTTAAGAAAGATGTTGTACCTCTTTTCGTGAAAATTACTTTATACCTTGGAGCTCCCATTTTCTCTAATACGTCCCTACCCCACTCCTTGGCTTTTGTTCTTGCATAATCCCTTACATCAGAATCAGTGGCTCCCGCATTAGCTGCTATATAATTTGATGCAAACTCGGTCTTGGCTACATATTTCCATTTCCAGCCGACCTTTCCTATAGAGGGTCCATTAATCACATGGGCTGTTATCTTATGTCCGCTTATATCAACACCACAATTAATCACAAGAGCATTTATCACACCAAATACACCATACCGTATTTTAACATCAAGAGCGCCCATACCGTCCCAAAGGGTCCATGTTTCGTCACCTTCTGCATCGCTTGGTCTCGCCTTCCACCAAAAATTATTACTTGAATCGAGATAAAATATATATGGACCGCTTCCGGTATATTTGTCTGTGGATAGTTCTTCTATATGTTGGAATACGGATTTATCCAAAGCGTAATAATCCGTTGTTTTGGTTGTGGTAGATACCTGTTTTCCTATATCAACCCAATTTCCCATACCAGGAGGATGTTTGTTATAATCATTTATTTCGTCAATGAAGTATTTAATTATAGAGCCTGCTGTCCACCCATCTGAGGCTTTAAACGCTGCGGGAAGTATATTGTGCATGACATGCTCTAATTTATTAACACCGTTGATGATGTAAAGCTCTCCCTTGCTATTAGTAGTATATGAGATATTGTTTATAACACCATCCATTACAAGCGTACTTGCTGGTGCGTCTTGTTTGAAGTATATCTTAATTCCGTCTTCTACATCTAAGGCGAGGCCTTTAAGACCACGACGTGTAGTCCTTATTTGAAAAGAATCTATAGTAGCTTCTATGCCTTCTCTGGTTGATATATCAACCGCATCTGTTATGTCTGTTTCTGTTGCTGTCTCATAATCCGTATGGACTACCTTATATCTCTGGACAGGCATATTACCACTCCTGCGTCTCTACCAGACCTAATGTATATTTATATCCACTGCTTTTAGAATCCTTTTCAACCTTAAGGCTTTTAGGTAAAACCCACGTTGAACCAGCGGGGTTTAAGCTAAATTCGTGGTCGTAAAACACGCATGGGCTTCCAAGCATACAGAGACTACCAAGTCTTGGGAAAGTAGCTATGAACGAACCGGCCTGGTTTGTAGTAATACCGCTTGGTATATATCCCTGGACAATCCAATTAGGATTGGCGTGTCCTGTATAATCCACTTCACCCAATCTAAAATCATATGAACTCCCAACATCCTTTGCTGGAAAATCTCTTGAGATAACAAAATTATTGAAATCAAAAGTAGCTACCCTACCATTTAAGTCAATCGCACTTCCTGCCAAAAACCCTGCGTTCTTAAGATATGTATATGTCATTGTATTCCTCCCGTTGTTTTTAATCCATATTCGTTATATACATTCAACATAGCATCACCAACTTCACGACCAGCTTCTTCGGTTCCTTCGACGTTGGTTGCATTTACATTAATATTCATTTCATTAACAGTGAACCCGGAAACCATATTACCTAATGCTCCCTGAACGGCTCTTGTTATAGAATACTGGTCCTCACCAAACATCTTTCCAGAGGACATCCTCTCTCCTGAGAGAGATATATTCTCTCCTGCACCGAATATTGATTGTCCTGTTTTGCGTTGCCACTCATCTATTTGTCTATTGGCTTCCTTCATATCGACAAGCATGGGTTTTAAGCTCCACGCCTCAAGAGCAGTATATGCTTGTCCTGTTAATTGAGAATATGCTCCACCAATGGCGTTAATTATATCTATTATTCCATTCGCTGCCCATTGGACAGCAGATACAACACCATTCCACACGAAAAGCATCCCATTGTAGAGTATCTGTCCAGCCTCGACCAGATAAAAAAAGGCTTTGCTATTCCCTGTATAACCGTTCCGGTGAATTGTCTTATATTGAGCCAGTTATTTTCCCAGGCTTGCCATAAAAAAAGAATGAACCCAACCAATATCAATATCTTAGCTATCAGGGGTATTGTTGCTGTAGCTAATTCCAAAAAACCAAAAGCCATCTTAGGGAATACCACAACACTAAGATATGTTCCTACTGCACTAAGAGCTACCCAAGCCTTGCCAATGAAGGAAAATGCTTGGAGAGTGCTTGATATACCAAGCCCAAGAGAACCAAATATAAAAAGAAACGATCCAAGAACAACTCCGAGAGTGATTAATCCAGAAACCAATCTTGGGTTTCTTTCAATCCAATCACCCATTACCTCTATTATATTCATCATTGAATCTACAAACGGAATAAGTGATGTACCTATAGCTTCGCCTATGGTAAACTGTAGATATTGAAATCCGGCTGTTAGTGTTATTATAGCTTGTCCTGCTTGTGTTTGTCCCTCGGTTATCTTCATAAAGGCATCTACGCCGGTCTTGGCTATACCCATAAATACTTGCTGAACCATCATACCAAAGAACATAACACCAAGGAGCTCCATCTTAAACGATTTAAAGCCAGTAGTCACTTGTTTGGTACTGTCTACCCATTTATCCATTCCTTTAGTGCCTTGATTAACTTGTGTAGTGAGAGTTCTTGTTGAACCGCTCACATCATCTATTACACGCTTTGCAGCTTTACCTACCCGTGTCATTCCCTTATCTATTCCCACAAAATATGTAGTTACTGTTTGTGCCATTATCTCATCTTACCTTTCATTTCCTTTATTTCTTTCTTTATGTGTGGTACTAATTCAAAGTAGGTGGGAAGTGGGAGGTCTAAGGTTTCCTTCAACCCCCACCCCATATGTCGCATCAGATAGTAGATATTTTCTATTGCATCAGTATCTGGGTCTTTATTTTTTCCCTTGAGTTTTGGGGGGACCCAATCTCCCCTAATCATCTACTCCTCCGGTGTCATATTATTTACTTTGAATATTGCGTTTGTTAGCTCTTCCAGAAACTCGATACTAACAACATCAACATCGAACTCTTCTTCTGGATAGCTTTCTTTCATTGTTATGGTTATGATATCCTTCATAGCCTCTGCTCTATCTTCTTCCTTAGCTGTCTTCAAAAAGATATTAAGATATTTTAGACCCAATGGTTTTAATACCAATTCCTCTCCAGCTATTGTCACTTTCTTTGGTTTGCCCACAAACCTATCAAACTTTCCCATTCAATCTCCTCCTCCAAACGTTTTTGATTTTTTTGGCTTAAGGCCCTCGATTTGTTCTCTTAGTTCTTCTATCTCGGCCTTTAACCCCGCAAATACATCGAAAAGATAATATCTGGCAATCATCTCCCTTAAAGCAGGAGCGTATGAATTACCACGATACCTCTTTGCGATTTCCCTGAACTGTTCATAATCCTCTTCAGGAACATTGTAAAGCTGTATTTCACACAACTTCTTAACACTTTCCATTTAATCACCTAAGTTATCGGTGTGGTTGCTCTATCGCTCGTGTACTGAAATGTTAGGTTCTTTGGAGCACATCTAAATGTTAATGTGCCTTCCATGTAGTCTTCTGTGTTCATTCTTGCGTCTGTGCTTATTGCGTATGCTGAACCGAACTCAAACCGAATCTGTCCACCGGACACATCGCTTGGGTCGTACCAATCATACTGTAGTTTTCTTGCTGTTGGTTGACTCACATGTATTGCGGAACCGGTTGAAGCGTTTAGCTTACCACCGAGAACATA